GAAATTGCGTCCTTCGGTGATTCGATGGTGGCAATCCCTCAAGTCAGTAAGGTCCGCGGCCGAGGCCGCGGCGGCGGTGGTGTCTCGAACGGCCAGGGTTCATTTCCGTATCCCGGTGGTGGCGGCAGTAATTACAAAAGAACTGGAACTTTGCGCGGTTGGTCTCAGTCTCCACCCGCATTGGCGTGCGAAGATGAGGATCTTTTTGATGAAAATGTCACAGATGAAGAAGATACACATATTTATTTCTTGAAAGATTTAGCAAAAAGTGAACTAAACAGGTGAGCTTTGTAAATATGATGATATTTACGTGTAAGAGGTTATGATGCCATCAGTATACGACGAAGCATTGCTTGATGCAAAAAAGATCCGAGAGATTGCTGAGACAGCTGCTCGCGATAGGATTATGGAGACGATCACACCTCAAATTAGAGAAATGATCAACAACAGAATCTTGTCTGAGCAGGATGAAGATGACTGGGATGACGAGGAAGAATTAGATGATGAGGAAGGGATGGAAGGTGATGATGACCTTGATCTTGACTCCATTGTCGATTCTATGCCAGACGTTGATACCGGATACAATGAAGACGACGCCGTAGCACTGGCTGATAAAACAGCAGGCTCTTCTGTTGTTGTTAATGCATCAGGTGATGTTAACATTTATGCTAACGGCGAGGACGAAGAAGATGAATTCAGTCCGATGATTGGTGAATCCACATCCAGACTATTTGCACAACTCGTCAGTCGGGACTTCTCGGCCTCGAAAACGCTGGTCAAGAAAATCAATTCATTGCAAGAGCGAGTTAGAAAATTGAATGACGTTGTTAGCATCATTCAGGAAAGCAGACTAACTGCACAGCAAAAGAAGCGTTTAGAACTCAGTTTCATCTCTTGTGTCAAGGACGCAGTGTCTTTGCGGAGCGAAGTGAAGCTAAGTGGGAGAGGCTCACAGCGCCTCGAAGAAAAGCTGAATTCTACCATTAAGGAGATGCGAGAAATGTCAAGCAAGTATAAGAAGAACATTTTCGACTTTCTCTTCGAGGATGCTGAGTCGAAGAAGGGAAGCGCGCGAAGAGCAATTAGAGAGCAGGATGTCGTTGAAGACGACGTGGCCGCTGATGAAGAGGGCGACGAAGAGATGGATATGGAACTGGATATGGACACCGAAGAGCCCGCGGGCGACGTCGATGTTACTGCTGCTACTAGCGCACTTCAGGATCTGGGTGCAGCTCTTGGTCTAAATCTTGAAATCGGTGGTGCCGCTGATGAAGAGAATATGGGCGATGAAGAAGACTTTAGCGACGAAGATATGGGCGACGAAGAGCCTGATCTGGAAGAGACCGCTTGGGGCGGAATGGACGAGGCCGATGACTCTTATGATAAGGGCGACAAGGATGACAAGGATGACAAGGATGACAAGGATCTCGAAGAAGTCTATGAGATTGATGAGTCAGTTCTTCGTCGAGAGCTAAGCAAGATGCGTAAGCAGCGTCAGGTCCGTGAGAATCGTAAGCCTGTAGCTCGTCGACCGGTCCGTGAAGCAGCAGCTGATGAAGCTGATCAGTTCGGTGGTGCCGAAATTATCGGTGATGTCATTGAGATTGATGAGGACACCCTGATCAACGTTCTGGCTGATGAGCTTGGCAGTGTGGCGGAAAACCGCCGGCGCCGCCCAACACAACGTCCTGTTCACAGTTCAGCAACCGCCGCCGCAGTCCGCGAGGCAGCAACTTACAAGCGTGCTGCAGGTGAACTGAAGAAGCAACTGGTGGAAATGAATCTCTTCAATGCAAAGCTGTTGTATGCCAACAAGCTTCTGCAGAACAAGAACTTGAATGTGAAGCAGCAACGAGCAATTGTCGAGGCACTAGATAATGCCAAGACGCTTCGTGAAGCAAAGCTACTTTACAAATCACTCTCCGAGTCGCTCACTCGTAGGGGCCGTAGTGGCAAAAACCTGAGCGAGGGTACTTCGAGGACTCTCGGGTCGTCTTCCAGATCAACCCGGTCGGCACAACCGACTCAAAATGGTGTTGAGACAGATAGATGGGCAGTCCTAGCAGGAATTAACAAGGGTTAATTCCACAGACAACACAGATGTTCAAAGGAGAACAAAATGTCTAATTTTAATCTAGAGATGCTTACCGAGGGAATTCGAGCACGACATGTCGGTACACAGAACAAGAAACTCGTCGAGAAGTGGAACAGAACAGGTCTGCTCCGCGGTCTCGAGGGAACTAAGCGTGAAAATATGGCTCGCCTTTTGGAGAGCCAGGCAGCACAGGTCCTGAAGGAAGTTTCTTCCCTCTCGACTGGTGGCGGCAACCTGACATCGTCAGGTGATATTCGCGGTTTTACCAACATCGCTTTCCCGATCGTGCGTCGGGTTTTCGGTGGTTTGATCGCCAACGATCTGGTTTCCATCCAGCCGATGAGCCTACCCTCTGGTCTGCTCTTCTATATGGATTACACCTTCGGCTCAGCAGTCGGTGGTGCAGCTGGTCAGGGCGCTACTTACAACACAGGCAGTTCGATCTACAACAGCCCAGTTGGTAAGGGCGTTCAGTCAGGATCGCTGGCTGTCGGTGGGCAGTATGATCTGGCTGGTTCCGGTTACTCGCGAGTGCAGACAACAGTTGCTATCACAGCCGCTGCTGCGTCTCTTCTGGCATCAGGTGCTTTTGGTGCCAATACAACCCTTACAGTTGGCCTGGCAGCATTTGCAACAGGAACTGACGGTCGTTATCTGCAGTTCGATCCGCAGATTACAAATGCGATTGAGAACAACTCGGCTGGCCCGGGCGCGGCAACTGGTAATGGTTGCTACTCGTTCGTAGTGGTTCCTGCTGCATCGTTGACAAGCTGGGATCCGACATCGGTGAAGGAAGTGGCATTGTTTGCTGACGCTTTGGGAACCAATCCCGTTGGTCTCGCGCCGGTTGGAAACGACACCAACGGCAAGGCAATCCAGGCCGGCCTAGGCGTCCTCAACGTTCGTCGTCTCAATCAGCTGGGAACATTTGCCAACGGTTTGTTCGTTGCAGATTCCTTTGCTCCTCCTGCCACCGCAACAACTGGTATTCTGATGGTTGTCTCAGGTGTCGCAGACGGAACCGAGGCCACGGTTCAGGGTCGTATGACAGTGGGTTATCCGATTTCGGCACAGCTCAACTCGGCAGCCAACTCGGCTGACACCCTGGTTATCCCCTCCTTCGAGTCCGACTTCGGGGCTACGCCGTCACCGGCCATTCCTGAGATCGATATCAAGATCGAGAGTATCGCCGTGGTTGCAGAGACCCGCAAGCTGCGCGCTCGCTGGTCTCCTGAAATGGCACAGGATCTTAACGCATACCACAGCCTTGATGCTGAGGTTGAGTTGACTCAGATCCTGTCTGAGCAGATTGCAATGGAACTCGACCGTGAGATCCTGAACGACCTTCTCACCCAGGCAGGTGCTGCTAACTTCTACTGGTCACGTTGCCCAGGCAAGTTCGTCAACAAGGAGACCGGAGCTGAGGTTTCTCGTGCTACATCGCTCACCCCTGGCCCGGCATTTACCGGTACAGTTCGTGAGTGGTACGAGACCCTTGTCGAGACCATCATCGATGTTGCCAACCAGATTCATCGCAAGACATTGCGTGGATCGGCTAACTTCATCGTTGTCGGCCCCGACGTTGCAACCATCTTTGAGAGCTCGATCCTTTACAAGCCGAGCTACACCATCGATGGTGACGGACAGGTTGGACCAATGGTGATTGGTGCAGAGAAGGTGGGAACCCTTTCGAACCGCTTCTCGGTTTACAAGGACCCCTACTTCCCGCGCAACAAGATCCTGGTCGGTTACAAGGGTGGAAGCTACCTGGAGACAGGATACGTCTATGCTCCTTATGTTCCGCTGATCGTGACACCAACCATATTCGCGCCCGAAGACTTCACACCTCGCAAGGGAGTGATGACCAGATACGGCAAGAAAATGGTGAGAAATGATTTCTACGGTACAGTCACAACGCTTGACATGAACATTGTCTAAAGTAACCATCTGGTTCCTATAGAGGATTCATAACTTGAGAAGGCGCTCTTCGGGGCGCCTTTTCTTTATTTTGAATAATCTTCTTTATGTTTGCTATAGTTATCATACAAAGGGGTTATGATAGTGATTAATTGTTTGATTTGTAGTGAATTATTTGAGACAGGAAAAAAGCTGTCTACACACGTGAGAAATTCACACAACTTATCTGGTGATGAATACACAGTTCAATATCTCTACGACGGTGTACAACCACAGTGTCAAAATTGCGAAAACTTGACTCGTCGTATAGGCTACGTATACAAGAAGTTTTGTAAAGACTGTTCATCAATTGCATCATCAATAGGAGGAAAGAAAGGCGGTACTGCACCGGCATGGAATCGCGGACAAACAAAAGAGACCGATGTAAGAA